CTCTACTTATTTGCGTCTTAGGTTCTGGGGCCGTGCTTGCAGAACCAAGACGTGCGTCAATTCTTCCGAGTTCAACCAAGAGACTTCCTTGGCTCAGGCCTCGGAGGCGCTGAAGTACGTCCGGATTGTCGCTTAGGTGCCGCATCATGTCAAGTCCATTTTCTTCCGCGATGCAATGCACACCAATCAACTGCTCGTTTGTTAGCTTTTTGCTCAAGTCAACAGGACCGTTAGGAATCAATGCCACAACGTCCGGTGACATACGCTCGTCAATCGTCGGATCAGCCTTCAAAGCCGCACTTACCCTAGCCTGGAAAGCCTTGAACATCTCGGACTGATGCTGAACCATCAGTTCCCGCTGCTGGCGCTGTTCCTGTGCGGTTGACTGCTCTCTGAATTCCTGCCGAGCTTCCCATCTAGCCTGTGCTTTGATGTACTGAGAGTATTCGGAAAAATCATCCTCTTTCGGCTCAGGATCACTCCCGTCCTTGGGAGCTTCCGCCTTCTTGGGCTCTGTGACCGGCTTACCGCCCCTTAGACGCTCAAGTTCAGTCTCAGCAGCAATCGCACGCCGTTCAATCTCGTCCCGTTCCCGTTTTGCTTCAGCCGCCTGCCTAGTAGCCTGCATGACACGCGCACGAGGGTCGTTCTTGGGCTTCCCAAGAGGCTTTTCCTGCGTCTCTTCAGACTTCTGCGACTCTGTACCCTCGTCAGGCTGTTCTGACGCTTCTACGGGCGTTTCTGGAGTCTTGGCAGGCTCTTTAGCAGGCTCCGCCTTCGGATCCTTGAACTGCTCTTTCAGCGCTGCTTCGGTCTGGCTGTTGGAAGTGACGTGAAACCCGTCATGGGTGTCCATCGAGACTGTTTCGGTCATTTAGGTAACTTTCCCTCTTTGGCAAGTTGAACGACTAGACGGGCAATCGCTTCGCATGGGGTTCCGCCGATACCTAGACCCTTAGATCTCTCACCAAGGATCTCATCAGCATATTGAGAAGCGAACCAGCATTTAGGACCGTCCGAAGTCAATTGAATCTGGAAGCGCTCAACCATCGGACCAGCGGAACACCACGAATGGTCGTAACTAGGAACCGCCATGCGAAGCTTTCCCCAAGGCTCACGGCCTACCCACTTCTCGTTTTCCAGGGTTAGCTCAGTCCAGCCAAGAGCCTCGGCAACTTCTACCCGTAACGGTCGCTCAGTTGACATCTTCTTCCACCGGTGAACCGTTCGCGTCTACAGGACTCTGAATCGAAGTCTCTTCCTTCTCAAACTCCAACGTGATACCCAACTTGTCGAGTAGCTTCCCCATGATGATCTCAAGTTGCATCAACCTCACGGCCAATTTCTCGTTGTTCCTGTCAGAGATCGCCAAAGCCTGAGTCAGACGCTCATTCACTGTCATCTTGCGCTCACTCATCCTCGCCTTCCTTGTTCTCTTCCATCTGCTCAGCCACAATCCTCTGCGATTCCTCAGCCGCTCTCCTATCAAGAGCCGCTTGCATAGCCTGGAACTCCTGCTTCATCTCCTCCAAAGCCATCTGGAACGCCTCAGCCTGTGTCTGTCGCTCTTTCGCTGCCTCTTCCTTGAACACCGCTAGACGCTGCTCGTTCTCCGCTTGAACTTCCTCGATCATCGCTTTGACTTGACCCTCATTCTGACTCTTCATCACGTCAGATTCAGCCTTGACACGTTCCGCTTCGATCTTGCCTTGCTGTTCAACCTGCTTCGTATCCAAAGCCTGCTTCATCTGCTGCATTATTTGTTCTGCCTGTTGCAGTTTGGCCTGTTGCGCTTCAAGTTGCGCCCTTAACTGCTCCGGTGTCTCCTCACCCGGTTCAGGCTTGTCCAATCCGGGGAACTTCTGATCCCGAACAGACTTCATCAGCTTCGCCGCTTCCTGTGCCCACGGCTCGTCGCTGAACTTCATGAACGTAGGCAGCAGAATCGGAACCGTTTCAGGTGAAATCTCAAACAAGCTAAGCAACGTCTCCTTGCCCTGCTCCATCCTGCTCGCGTAGCTCTTGCCAATGCTCACAGAAACGCCGTACTTGCCTTCTGTGAGGTTGTACTCCTTCGGCTTAGGCGTAGGGCCTTGAGTCGTACTCATGCCGTCCACGGGCGGTTGTGCGGGCGTAGGCCGGCCCGTCGCAGGATCGACCACGAACGGCTGATTCAGCATTACCTCCTGCGTCTCATCCTCAAAGTCGATGATCCGCGCAATTCTCCCAGGTCGATCGTAGATCCTCGGAATCATGTCCAGAAGCACCTTCGCTTCGTACGTCATGCTGATCTGAGCCATGTTTGACATGTAGTTCGACTGCGACGCCTGAGACTGATTCTGTAAGGCCATGATCGCCTTGCCTGACTCGTCCCGTGAGTGCTTTCCGAGAGCCGGGTCTGGTGTGAACGTGGTCGCCTGTAACGCTTGATCGAACATCTGAGACAGTTGCATCGAAACTGACAGCCTATTGCTGTCAATCTGCATCCGCTGCGGAGGAGGAGCAGGACTACCATCACTCAATCCAGCAGGCTTGTACTCAAGATAGGGCCAGTTCCTAACGTTCGCCTGGTTCCACTTCTCCTCGTGGCCTTCAAACTGTCCTTCTACTCCGATGAACGGAGCACGAGGTTCCAAAGCTGCAATCTCAAGAGAGTTAGTAATCGCGTAGTTGAATCCTCGCTGAGAGTCCATCGCGTTCTCAACTATTCCTGAGTACCGGCGCTCCTTGTCGTAAGGCTGCATCTCCTTACCCACAACCGGAATGATCGGAATGTACTGCCCGTTCCATTCCTGTGACTCAAGCTCCTGTATCTCGTCCTTAGATCCAGCCGCCACCTTAGACCACATCAGCTTCACGTTCTGCTTCGTGCGCTTCGCTACCCCGCCGTCTTTCAACGGGATTGCGATCTCTTCCGCTTCGTAGTGCTTGCAGAAGTACTCCGCTACCAGCACTCCCCACGTATCCCCGTCCTGCTGTATCCATTCAGGCTGATCCACGCTGATCTCAGCTAACTCAGTCTCTTCCGCTCCGGCCAAATCAGCGTCAGGAAACTCTCGCTTGAACTTGTCAATCGGCATGTATGACGCGATAAACGCCCACTCCCCGTCGCTGTAGTCAGGCTCCTGAGCAGAAGGATCAAGAATGACCATATCCTGTCGCAGAATCCGCTTGCACAGGATCTTCTGGTCAAAAGGATCTTCAGTGTCTTCGTCGTACTCAGTCACGATTCGATACGCACCTGTACCAGCTTCTACCGCCCTATCAAACGCCCATCCCCTCGGAAGGACCGCGTTAGAATCCCGCTCATACTTGCGGATCAAACCCTGGATGATCTCAGCTGTTTCCTTGTTCGCCTTCTCAGACAACGGATGGACGTTAATCCCCATGTTCGCGTTCTGAAACTGATTCTGTACCAGCTGCACAGGCTGGCCTATCTTGTCCACACTCAGACAGGGACGAGCCGGCACGGCCTGCCCATTGATACCGGGCCCGCCGTTGCGCTGTGCCTTCGCCTGCTCAGTCCACTGATTGTCGGGAACCATGAACTTGAGAGCGTTTAGCTCACGCTTACGCTGCTCCTTGAAGACTGCTACGCCTTGCTTGTAGCGTTCTCTAACCTGCTTCGGATCGAACTTGGCTTCGTAGGCCATCTAAGTGCTCTCCTTGAGTACGTCCGAATAGAAGGCCGTCATCTTGTCGTGATTCCCAAAGTCTGACCACGCTATGTCTCGCCTGTCTGGATCAACACTCAGAGCCTCTTGTCGAAGCCTGGAAGCCTCTGTAATCAATTCTCTCCAACCGGTAGGCCGTGGCTGCCTACCCTTAGGCTTCGCTGCATTGTGAGCCATCATGGAGGCTGTCAGTAGATCGCGAACGGTCATGCGAAACCTCGGAGTCTTGAATTTACTAGCCTCTTAGCAGTAGGTGCGCCTAAGACATTCATAACCGCACCTACTGCAGGCGCATTTGAAACTGTCTGCAAAGGTCCAACCGTGATGATGCTCGGACATATAGGCAATAGGGAATGTCGCCTATTGCAATCCTCAGTTATCACGAACTGCTGTAGGTGTCCGGTCTGAGTGTACGAAAGTGGATTAACTGCGAACACACCACTGATAGTGATTACATCTCCCTTGCGTAAAGAAGCGAATCCATCAGGCCAAGATTTAAGGGGCAAAACATCCGGCAGCATAGGAGCGACCGCAGCCGCAATGAACATCGACAGGAAACCCCTACGGTTCGGCTTCCATAGCGCTTTCTCTGGATCGTACTCGTATTCGTTCACTTCCCAACTCCAGTCCAAGCAGCGTCACGTTTAAGCACAGTCAAAGCAAGCCACACCGCACCTGCTACTGCAAGAGCGAACAGTCCAGCCTTGACTTGTTTCATCTCAACTCCAAGTGTAGTTGGCAGGCATCGGTGGAACCGAGCGCTGTCTAACCTTAGCCCTGATCGGTGCCGCAAACGTCAAAGCAAGTGCATCCCCGTCGTCAGGTGAATCGACTCCGCGTTTCTTCATCGTTTCTTTGGACTCAAGCCAAACACGCTGCCTATTGTCCGGCCTAATCCCTGGTCCAGTCAAGTCAGCCTCTAACTCATGGTGCTTGTCTATCGCTCCTACAAGTAACCATTCCTTCATACGCTGCCACATGTAGTCACGCATGAAGCGGCACTTCTGATCTGGTGAGTCTGATCCAAAGTTGACCTCCTGCACGTTCTTGTGGCCTAGATCCCGTAGACGCGGGCCGATAGCTCCAGCGATTCCAGCCGAGTCAAGGAACAGCATGTCTACCTTGCGACCGTCGTATTCGCGTGACAGTACGTCCGCTAGACGGTTCGTCAGGACTGCGGGATCTCTGGTGAATTCTCCCTTAATACGTATTGGTGGGATAGAACGACCATCGTTCCCGCGCCTAAAGCGGATAACGTTGTCATCTCCGCCTCCCCATGCAAGGTCTGCACCAGCAACGAGCGGTTCATCCGGGAGGACAATAACCTGGCGTCTTTGCGCTTCAAGTACCCTTCCCTGATCAATGAATTGAGCATCGGAAGCGCTAGGAGGCATCCCGCGCACTCTGACTCGAAAGAAATCTGATTCTTCGCCATAATCCTCAGCCCATTCCTTTATCTGTTCCTTGTTAGTGAAACGACTCAAGCGACTGTCTACAACCGTAGGATTCCACCTTGAACGCATGCGACCAAAACAGGCGTCGTAAAAGAACCCTGAATTGCGCGTCGGGTTGCCATACAGAAACACCATAGGCTCCCCGTCCGTCAATCCCCCCTCGCTTACTTCCTGAATCTTGTCGCTGATCGCTGAAGCTTCGTCGAAGATGTAGAACGAGGTTGAGTCCGCGGCATGCTGGCCGGCGAATGCCTCGCTATTCTCTTCCTGGCTGGACTGAGGCGCACAGAACCAAGAATCCCGGTTGTCAACCTGATACATCCGCTTCGACGTGACCAGAAACCAGTGAGAAGTGATGCAAAGCTTCGTCCATCGTTGAATCGCTGCCCAGGTCTTAGTCTCAAGCTGCGTAAACGTGTTCGCTGTGATCGTTCCCTGGCAATGTGGACGCGTGGACATGATCCAGTCAACCAGCCATGCCACTACGACACTTTTCCCGATGCCGTGACCGCTCGAGACCGCACGTCTCACGGGTGCTACCGCATGCGTACCGTCGAAAGCCTTGCCCTTGATCTCTTCCCCGATACTCTTCAAAAACTCAGCTTGCCATGTGTCCGGCCCTGCGTGTTCCTTAAGCGGGCCTTCCTCACCCCAAGGGTATGCCATCAAAACCCATCCCAAAGGGTCATTGGCATACCGAGCTACTATCTCAACGAGCTCAGTCTCAGGGTCAGATGCCAAGGCGCTTACGGACACTCTTGATCCTATCTGCTAGTGGAGTGTTGACGGTCAAATTGACGTTCTGTTCCTCGACAGGCTTCCCTATCGCACGGTCCAGAATGTCCTTAGCAGCTGCTACGTCAGGATCCTTCACATGAATCCAGTAGGTCGATCCTGCCTCAGCGTTAGGAGCGTTCAAAGCTGCGACAATCTGGTCGGGATCGTCTACCATGATCCACTGTCCGTTCTCTGGATCGCGCAGCATGAAGTGATTGATGCCCTTTGCCTTGCCTATCAGGGCGTCCACAATCGGCTCCAGTTGAGCTAGTACCTTCTGACGCAGTATCTCCTTACCCTCACGCTTCTCTAGCGTCTGGGGGAAGATGTAGCCCTTTGGCTTACCTCCTCGCTTGCCTCCCGGCTTAGGCCCTCGCTTCTTGGGTTTATTGGGTTCCTGTTCAGTCATTTGAGTCACGCAAAGATTGCGCTAATATTTCTCTTGACATGGGCAAGCGGTAGCGCTATGGTTCGTACATGGAAAACATCAACGCTGCAAAGAAACTCTCCACAGACCTCCTGATCTCTACTCAACAGCGCTTCGGCATTCGCCCGGTTCACGTCAAGACCACCCGCGCAATGCTTCTCGCTGCTGAACGCAAGGGATGCTGCACTGAAGCTGCCCCCTGTTCCAAGCATGACGGAATACGCCGTGACTAGGGACCGTTCGCCCCGCGTGCCTTTCAACGTTTCAACCATCTTAAGCCCTAGCCAATATGGTCTTCAGGATAGCGAATACGACTATCCCTACCACGTAGAAGCGGACGAGCATTGATGGCTTCTCAACTGGTAACATCCTGTTACCGGTTCTATTGCTTGGGGTCATCAGGAGTAGGAGCACGCTTAAGGGAGCCTATGTCCACCTTGGCTCGATTGGGCTCCTTCAGGTACGCCGCCCACGCTACAACCAGAGCCGTGAAGAATGTCGAAGCGAACACGCGAGGATTGGAGAACAGGAGCGAGAAGTCCACTCCCTGGATGGCTGAAACTAGGATCGCTGATACAGCGGACAGGATAGCGGCTTGAGTGTTGCTCATTCCCTTCTCAACGGTGGGGTTGGATGCCTTCTCAACGATGTCTAGTACTTCGTTCTTGACTATGGCACCCTTAAGACCACCCAGGAAAGGCTGAGGGAGGTTTGGACCTTGGTCCCTAGAGTATGCCCCAGTGGCTTCAGAGCCAGCGTTCAGGAAGTTTTTCAGCGTCCTGAGAACGATCCAGAGCTTAGGTGGAACAAATCGGCTTAGCCATAATCCTAGGGGTGTCATTCCAATTACCTCACTTAAGCGCTAGACGTGCATTGTTCACTACGAAAGCCCCGTTAAGGGCGACAGAAAGCCACCTTACAACCGTCGCCCCGCGTGCGTGACCGTCTCTGCGCAGTTTCCAGCACACTAGCCCAACCGTAGCGACTCCTGCTGCCTTAAGGGCAATGCGGGCTTCTGGAGTGGGGCCTAGAGGATTTCCCTCAACTCCGCCGGCCTGGATAGCCCACGCCGTTGAGTACAGGTCTGCTGCATGAGAGCCTACGATCCAAGCTAAGTCCTTGCCGAAGTCATCCGCGATAGTCTCAACCGGAACGAATGCCATACCTGAAATAGGGCGATCTCCTGCGTCTTGGGCAGAAACCCAAAGCGAGGAAGCTATGGCAAGTTCAACTAGCATAACGTTCCCTTAAACACTCACAAACTCCCACCATCGCTAGGCCAATCAGACCTCCAAAGATCACGTCTACTGGCAGGTAACTTAGCATCAGAAAAAAGCGGGGGAACACTTAGCCACCATACGCTGCCAAACCTCATTCGAGCCACCAATGACCAAATCGTAGTGTTCGCTGAAGATATTCGTGTTCTTCACTAGAACTTCGTCCTTGTCTCCCACCGCACAGTACCCATTGACTCGAAGGATACGCGCCACTTCTGCGGTGTAGATCTCCGGGGTTTCGACCTTACCATTGACCACAAAACCGTTCTTGTCGGCCTCAATCTGTGCCTCACTCACTGCAAACTTAAACTCTGCTTCTAGCTTCTTTACCTCAGGATCGACCACACAGCTACCAGTCGATGGAGGGAACCTGCATTGAACGATATCAGGGGTAGGGGTAGCAGCCGGCGGGGGAGTAGGTAGCGGACTAGGCGCTGGAGTCGGTTCCGCTGTAGGAGTTACGGTGGGCGATGGAATGACAATCGGCGGTTGAGGCTGCGGACGATTGCTTGAGTACCACGCTCCAATCAGAGCGAGGATAGCGGCCAAGATGGAACCTAGCTTTGTTTGCTGTTTCACATCAACTCTCCTCGATTCGGATCTACGTCTTCACGTAGCTTATCAAGAAACGTCTGCCAGAACTTACTCTCCCAGTCTAACTTAGGTTTCGCCTTGACGGGATGGATGACACAGAACGGGCTCTGCCTTCCATGCTGACAAGTACACCCGTAGTTGTCATCGTCGGGCATGCTTATGATCCCATGCGTCTTGACACGACTCCAATCCAAGAAAGAACGCTTTCTCGAAATCATCACGCTCTTGAGTAATTTCTGAGTAGAACTGTGTAGTACGAAGATCCCCTACCAAAATCAGAGTGTGATGACTATCCCTCGACAGAGAGTAGTAACCACGGATCTTGCAAACATCAAGCATTGCGATTCCCCTGCACTCGGTATGAACCGTAGAGAAGCAAATCACACTCCGCTTCCCTTCGCTCAATCAAACCATCAACGATCAGACCACCGGCCCTATTCCAAAGCCTGATACCAGCTGCTACCTGCAACAAAGGCGCACGCTGATTGAAGAGTCTAAGAGCACGCGAACCAGCGAAACCTCTCTGCCCTATGTTGTAGGCAAGTGAACATAAGGCGTCAAATTGCTCCTGTGTTATGTCGTCCCTAGTACATGAGTCAACCGTCGCTTCAAAGTCCCTGAGCACCTTGGCGAACATATCGAGACCTTCCGCCTTGTTCTGGAGGGTATCCCCTATATCCACTCGCCGGCGCGATCCTGAGGTCAACCAGAACGTCTGACCTACACCTATCGTGGGGATACCAGCGGAATCACGGTATGCCTTCAAGCGACAGCCACCCTCTAACCGTACAAGCCAATCCCTGCCCTTGTCGGACATTCGCTTGATTCGAGGGCCGTCGCTGCGGTCTATCGGCACTACGCCTTCCGATCCTGGCAAACAGGGCAGCGGTAAGCACCAGCGTCAACCCTCGCCCAGTACGAAGACTCCAAGAAACGTCCCATCTCTCGCTCGTTCGTGAAGTCAACTCGATGCTGACAGGTGCAACACTTCACCGATGTACGTGGGTTCCTTGCTTCAGCCTGTTCGCGTGTCCACGGTATCTCAGGATACTGAGGCATTCGGGAAAGGAACCTGCTCGTCTCAAGCATTGGAGTCTCCAGTCTTCATGGTCTTACGAGTTCCACATCCACTTAATGAGCTTAACCAACACAAACAGAATCCCCAGCGGAACGATCATAGCGCTGGCGAGAAACAGCAAAGGACCGAGTGTCTCTTTGATCTCCTTGCGGCTCCTGTAGACCACGACGGCCGCGACTCCACCCCACATGAGGACCCGAGTCGCAGTCTCGATTTCGTCGTTGTTCATTTGCCGTACCAGACAAAGGGGGAGGATAACGCGTTCGAAAGGGTATTCGGTGTTTCTTTCAATGCCGGACTCCCCCGCTTCGCCACCTCTCTCTGCCGAGGGTCACGTTGCGTCTGCGTTTCCTAACTCTTACTTTCCCTTCCCGTGGCTGTTTCCCTTCTCCTTGCATCGCCCCGATTCCGGAGGCCTTTTTGAATCGGCCTAGGATTGGTTCGGTGTGTGGCTGGGTCTCGGCGTCGGTCAGTGGTTTCACGTTAGCGGCGAGTCCGTTGAGGCTGTAAGCGTGAACGAGAGAAAGCATAACGCATCTGTCAAGCCCCTAAAACACGACAGCGCCACCCCGGACTCGCGATCCTCAGGTGACGCCAAACGAACATTAGCATTTGTTGACACATGTTGACAAGTGTTGACACATGTCGACACTCGTTGACACCTGTGGACTTACGTGGACAGTACAAGTCCACAGGCACCTAGAAATAGATCGCTCCTGAGCCATCCTAGGCGGTCTGAGAGGCATTCTGGAGCGAGGCTAGAACCGCTTTCATGTCCTGCTTTCCGCCGTTCAAGGCCTGTCCCCTAACGTAGTCGTAGTGGCTAGCTAAGAACTTCCTGCGCCAGTCCTCCCATTCCTCGGGACGGTGAGTGTAAAAAACATGGTGGCCGGCACATAGGGATACGGCATTAGCAAGCATCCATCGTGAGCCCTGGTACCTGCGGCTGAAAATATGCGCACACTGTAGCGGCCCGTTACATGGCCTTCCATCATTCGCCTGGCACCTTCTAGCGTTCCGAACTATCAGGCTGAATAGCTTATCCGCCTTGCGCACCATTGCCGCGTGGGATGTCTTACGCTGCCTTCTCATGGCTCGTTCTCCTCCACCTCGGTCAGCCGGTCCTTGAGTCGCTGGTTCTCTTCACTGAGATCGCATACCTGTTTCCAATTCTCGTCGGCAACCTTCAGGTTTGCTTGAGTGATCTCGTACACTTCCTTTTCCAACTCCGCGATGGTCTTCGAGTCGGCGGCGATGCGGGCGATGACGCGCGGGTAGAAGACTAGTTCGCAATCCTTGTGCTTCGGTGGGTCTTCGTATGGGTCGCATGAACACGAAACCCAAAGGCCATTTTCCGCGATCTCTTCGTCGGTCGCCGGGGCTATCGGTTCAGTCATTGGTGGGCTCCTTCTTGCGGCGTACCTCGTACACGTTGTCGTCGTCGGTCGTCCCTCCCGTGTCAAGGACGTACTTTGAACCGTAACCGCTTCGGTCGATATAACGGACCTCCGCGATCACCAGTACCCCTCCGCGCATGATCCGAACCCAATCTCCGATCTTTGCCTTCTCAACCATTGGTGGGCTCTTTCTTGCGGGCGAGGATGGCGCGGGCCTCAGCTTCGACAGCCCTTCTGGCCTTACCCATCGCCTCTTGGACTCTGTACGCGCCATCGTTGTCATCGGTCTTGTTGATCGTTTGGCGGAGGTGGAACTCGGTGGACTCCCTTGCGGTTTCGGCCATCGCAACGAGCAGATCCTCCAGCCGCTTGACCTCGGCCTCGGCCTTCTCTCTGGCCTCCCGGTGGTCGATCTCTCGCAGGATGGCTTTCTCGACATCATCCTGCGCCAGGGTCCAATACGGGTTTTCTCGCGGGAGTTTGTTTCCCTTCAGCGTGTCTCGCGTATTCGACATCGCAAGGACCGAGATCGCAGCATCGACCATTCGCTCTTTTTCTACCGCCTTCTCTCGGGCGGCTTTCAGATCAGCGCACAAGGCGTCGAGATCCCATACCTGCGTTTGCAGGAACAGGTTCTTCTCGCGGATCGTCTCCAGCTTGGCGATTTCCGCGTCCTTGGCCGCGAGTTCGGCGCGGAGTGAGTTCTCTTCGGTCTGGTGCGCGGCTACGATCCTTTTGGCCTCCTCCACCTCGGCGCGGAGTGGAGGTTCTTCCCGCTCCCACATTTCATGCAGGCCGATGTTCGTCGTCTCCTGTATCGCGCAGACGTTGAGTAGCTCTGTCACCCGAGCCTTCAGCCGCTCCACCTCGGCGCGGAGGGCGGTGACGGCTGGAACGTCTTCGTGTTCGCAGAAGAAGCTCTTCTTCAGCCTCTCCACCTCTTCGCGGGTCTGCGCGAGTTCGGCGCGGAGTCGGGCATTCACGTTTGAGAACCCGGCGCATTCTGCGTTCAGCCTCGCATTGTCGGCGCTGCGGTTGAATACCCGGTCGGCGAGTTCGATGCTCTGCGCCCGCAGCCGCTCGATCTCCTCGCGGGCCTGCGCGAGTTCGGCCTTGATGGCGAGGTAGGCCAGTGACGCCTGAACCTGCGGAAGACTGCGATGGCCGTGTGCCGTACCATCAACCCACAACTCAGCCTTGCTCCAGTCGATCTCCGGCTCGGGCTTCGGGGCGGGGGCGGGCTTGGATGCTTCGTCAAAGCAGGACTGACACACCGGCAGGAAGGCGAAGGTTCCTACGGCGGGCTTGCCGCATGCGCATCGCCTCACCTCCGCCGCTTCGCTGGCCTTGGGCAGGGCGGGGGCGCAAGCTTTCTCTCTAGCCTCCCGGTTTTCTTCAGCGATTCTCCATGCGGCATCGTTGCATCGGTTCGGGCACCGGTTCGCGTCTCGATTCCGCGTGTTGTAAAACCCTGCACCTTTGCAGATACCACACGCCGTCTCCACCTTCACCGGCTCGGGCTTTGGGGCGGGCTCTGCTCCCCAACACATGAAGCAGAGTCCAAATGTCTCGGAGTTCGAGTCACGTGGCGAACCGCACTTCACGCACTTCGGTGCTTCGCTGGCCTTGGGCGGGGCGGGGGCGTTGGGGCAGGCGAATGCCTGATCGCCAAGCCAATGATTTGTTCCGTCGCACCTGCTGCTGTTGCACGGCTGGTCGGTCGTTTGTTTGGTCATCGCGTCGGCTCCTTCTTCCCGGCCACATGGACCGAAACCGTTTCCACCTTGTCGGGAGTGAACGATGCCTCGCACTTCGGGCAATCGAAGTAGAGGGGCAACTCGCCGCCCGCTTTCGCCTTGACTGTCAGCAGGAACGCAATCGCCTGATTCACGGTCATGCCTTTGTCCTCATGGTCTTGAGCGCCGCGTACAACCCGGCCATCACCGCGGCGCGGGTGGGGGCCTCGAAGTAAATAGGGCGGAAGCTATGCTTCAACCATATGGAACCAAGATACATTGGTCTAGTCGCCACATAGACTTCTACGAGACGATCTCCGTACACCCTCCGCGCCTCGGCCCGCAGTTCACGCATCGTCACTCGGGGGGTCATTGGCTCACCTTTCTTCCGCAGAGCCAGCACACGTCTCCATAACGCCAGTCTCGGTAGTGTGCGTACAGTCCGCGCAGGCCATAGGCGAACAAAAACCCGGCGGCCATGCCACAGAAATACACTCCAACCAATACGAAGTCTCGGCTGGTCATTGGCTCACCTTGATCTTTCCGCCGCACCGCATGCAGTAGGTGCAACTGTTTTCCTTGGGACCATCGGCGGTGAACTCCCACGCGCCATCAAGTCCGACGCAGCCGGGAACCCAAAACGAATCTTCCCCGTCTTGGTACCAAACGCACACCCGCTGAGGCTTCGCGGGGGTGTTCTTCTTTCGGGGCGTGTAGGGTTTGAGACTGCTATCCAGTGGAACATGTCTCCAGTTCGTTCCGCGAAGCACCTCCCCGATAGTACTCAGGCCTACTCCAAATTCTTTGGCCATCTCCTTTATGCTCACTCCAGAAGAGGCAAGTTCTCTGATTTTTATGACCTTGCTTTCGTCAAGCCTGGCAGTGATGACTCTTGAGCCGTGCACTCCGCGCCCCTTCTTCCACATGTCGGCCATATTCTCAGTCTGGGTTCCGAGAAACAGGTGACCAGGGTTAACGCAGCATGGATTGTCGCAGGTGTGACAGACGAATACGCCCTTGGGAATTTCACCACGATGAAGCATCCAAGAAAAGCGATGCGCTCTCTCGTGCTTCGTCGGCGTCATAAAGTTGCCGTAGCCGTTGCTACAAGAGCCCGTCCAGATCCAGCATTCATCTGGACCGAGCTTCGCTACCGAAGCCCAAAACCGAGCAATTATGCGAGAATCGTATTCAGCCATGTTGCACCTCCGTGCTATGTGGTCAGGGACCAGCCGGGCTACAACCCGGCGCGTCCCGATTGTATCACCACAGGCAGCTTCGGCTTCTTCGTGGTCATGGCTCTACCCTCTCCATGATTCCGTCCGTGTAGTCGTGAGCCTCTTGGGTCGTGTGCTTGCGGTTCGGCCCGAGCCGGTAGCTCAGCAGCGCACC